GTGCCAGTCCCCGGGGTCCTTGCGGATATGCGCCACCATGAACTCGTCATCGGCGATCCGCTCGAGCAGAAAATCTGTCAACGTCATGGCTGCTCCTCCTCGAACTTCACGGTGTACCCGTCGGGCAGGCCGAGTGCCGCGTTTAGCTCAGCCTCAGCGGCGGCGACCCGGGCAGGCACGACAACATCACGGAAGAGATCCTGCGCGGCATGGGCCGCTGCCTGAGCTCGGGCGTAGCTGCTGGCGTTCAGCTCAACCCAGTCCGGGTCGTCCTCGCGGATGTCGTACGCGACGAGGATGCGGGCGCGGAAGTCGTCGGGCTCCACAGGCTCCACGCCGCGGCACTGCCACTGACCGGTCTCCATGCTGATCGACCGGACATGACCGAGCGGCACATCAGCCCACGGGACGCCGCAAGCGCACAGGTCCTGCTCGTCGTCGCTCATCGCGTGTACCTCTCCAGGAACTTGCGGACGACCTCACTGACCGTCTCACCCCGCTGATCCGCCCGCACCTTCGCAGCCTTCCACAGCGCGTCAGAAACGCGGATCACCCGGTTGCCCATCGGCTCTTTCACCATCCACCCACACTACCAAACGCATATGCGTTTCATCGGCAAAGGAGCCCCCTCATGGCCCGTTACGTGTTCCTCGGCCCGTACGAGACGAACGTCGAACTACCCGACGGGTCCGTCATCCTCGTCAACCCCGGCGACGTCGCAGAACTCGACTTCGACGACCCGGGCCCGCTCTGGGGGCCAGATGCGGGCGCCGACGCACTCAAAGGCGCGGCTCTGACCAAGGCGCTGACCGACGCACGCCTACCCAAGACCGGCACAGCGGATGAGAAGCGTGCCGCGCTTGCCGCCCTGAGTGTCGCCGCACCCACCGATCCCGCGCCGCCCGCGCCCACGGAGCCTGCCCCAGCCTCGGGCGCCACCCCCGCCGACACGTCCACCACCAACACGGCAGCCCCGCCCGACACCCCACCAACCGACCCGGCTACGGGCACACCTGAGGAGAACAAGTAATGGCAGGCACCGGCCCATACGCCAACAGTTCAGCCCAGCTCGGCATGGCCATCGAAACCGTCCGCGGCACCCCCGCCGCGACCCCCGTCTACTGGATCCCCGTCAAAGCCCCCAAAATCCAGCCCCAACTCACCATCGTCACCAACGACTCCGAAATCGGATCCATGGTCGACGTCATCGACCAAGTCATCACCGCCCGCCACGACGAGCTCACCTTCACATGCTTCGCCTACGTCGACACCCTCCCCGCGCTCATCCGCGGCCTGCTCGGCGGCGTCGACACCATCGTCGGCACAGCCTCCCCCTACACGCACACCATCTCCCTGCTGAACAACGACGCCCTCAACGGCAACCAGCCCCCCTCCTACACGTTCTTCGTCGCCGACGGCATGGGCCTACGCACCCTCGCCGCGGGTCAGGTCGACGAGCTGGTGTTCAAGTTCACCGCCACCGGCCTCGTCGAGGTCACCGTCAAAGTCCAGGCCATGCCGTACGTGTTCAACTCCTCAGTGCCCGCGTCCGCGTTCACGACCGTCGCCGTAGCCCCCTCCTGGTCCTGCGTCGCATCCCTGAACGCGGTCACCACGATGCCGATCGTCGACGGCACCCTGTCGTTCAAACGCGGCGTGAAAACCCCCATCGCCCTCGGCTCAATCGCCCCCTACCGGCTGTTCGCGGGCCCCCTGGACTGCTCCGGGTCGAGCCTGACCGTAATCAACGCCGCCGACGTCGAGCAGAACCTCGTCCTGGCCGGGACGGCGTTCCCCCTGTCGTTGACGTTCTCCCCACCCACGTCCCCCGGGCTGTCGTTCAAGTTCCAGATGTCCACCGTGAAGGGCTCCCAGACCCACGAGGAGCAGGGCGGCGACGGGTTCGTCATCACCTCGATGGACCTCCGGCCGATGCCCAACGCTACTGACGCCGCGTCAGGCGGTCTCTCACCAGTCCGTTTCGTAGCTTTAACATCACAGGTGGGGACGTACTGACATGCGGCGCGTACCACTGCCAGACGGGGCCTGGGCCGACGTCCGCTCCCCCGAAGAGATCACCACCCGCGGGCGCCGCGGCATCCAGGCAATCGCCGCCGGCATGACATCCGCCCTCCCCAAGCTGAAAGACGCCACCCCCGACACCGACATGGCCGACCTCGGCTTCACCGAGGAGGAGATGGACGCCGTGATGCGCCTGCAGGAAGCCACCGTCGTCGCGTTCCTGGCCGCATGGTCACTCCCGGACCCGGTACCCACCCTGGCGTCCGTAGGTGACCTGCCCGCGATCTTGTACGACGCACTCTCCTTGGCGACGGCTAAGGACGGCGCGGACGTGGCCGCACTCACCTTGGACACCAGCCCCGGTGTGGATGGTGTGCCAGACCCAAAAGGCCCTTCTGGCGGCTCCGTGAGCTCGGATGGGCCCTCGAAGGTCGAGACGCCACCCCTGATCCTGACGTAGCCGAACGCTGGCGCTCCTACACGTACCGGAAGCTCATGGGCCTGTCCGTCGCCCAGTACGAGGACACGCCCGCGCTGACCGTCGACTGGGACCTCGAGCTGCGGGCCGTCGAGCAGCGCGTCGAGAAAACCATCCAGGAGCGGGGCAACCCATGAGCTCAGTGTTCGGGGTGTCCGAGGTGAAGGCGGCACTTGACCGGATCGTCGCACAGTCCACGGCCGCGTCGGTGCGGATCGTGAAACGCGGGCAGGCGGTCGTCGAGGCCAACGCGAAGAAACAGTTCACCGGGGCGCACAAGAAGGGTGAGCCGACGACGTCCGCGCCCGGCACGCCGCCGGACGTGGTGACTGGGACGCTGCGCCGCTCCATCATCTCCGACAAACCGTCCCTGTCCGGGTTCGTTGCGACCGGCCACGTGTACCCGTCCGTCGTGTACGCCCGGATCCAGGAGCTCGGCGGACGCGGCCTGCCACCACGGCCGTACATGCAACCCGGCTATGAGGCGTCACGGGAGCAGTTGAAGGAAATAGCGACCGAGGAGTGGGCCAAAGCCACCCGCCTCTAGCAGCGGCACCCGTCATCGACCACAACCGACATGCAGGGAGTTGATGACGATGTCCTTATTACCCCCTGTGGTTTTAGAAATTAAGGCAATAGGAGGAGAGCTCAAGGCCAAGATCGGCGAGGCCAAAGCCGAGCTCACAGACCTTGAATCCACCGGCAACGCCCGGATGAAAGGCCTGGCCAACGCGGGAAAGATCGCCGCCGTCGGCGTCGCAGTCGCAGGCCTGGCGATCGCCGGGGCGTCCACGAAGCTCGCCGTCGACTACCAGTCGTCAATGGCCACCGTCCAAGGCGCCGCCCAGCTCACCGCACCCCAAGTCAAAGCCGTAGGCGACGCATTCCTGGGCACCGCAGGCAAGTCCACGTTCTCCGCCCAAGAGATGGCCACCGCCCTCGGCCCCGTCGCCGGGGTCGTCAACCGGCTATCCGGCGGAACCCTGACCGCAGCCTCGTCACTACAGCTCATGCGCGGCGCCACCGACCTCGCAGAAGCCTCCGGCCTGTCCCTGACCTCAACCACCGCCGACCTCGCAAAAGTGATGCTCGCCTACGGCCTGAAAACCAAAGACGCCGGCGAAACATCCAACCAGCTGTTCAACACCTCCCGCCTGACCGGCGTCGGCCTCGACACGTTGACCGGCGTGGTCACCAAGCTCCGCGGGAAGCTCGGCGAGGTCGCCCCAACCCTGGCGGACACCGGCGGCCTCCTGGTCGACCTGGCCCAGCACGGCGTGTCAGGGTCCCGCGGCGTGATGATCGCCAACACGGGTCTGCAGACCCTGCTCGGCGGGTCCAAGTCGACCAGCGCCGAGCTGAAGACGTTGGGCGCCCGCCTGTACGACAACAACGGGAAGTTCGTCGGATTGCAGTCGATCCTCGCGCAGGTCTCACCGAAGCTGGCGGGGATGAGCGAGCAGCAGCGGCGCGCCGCTGAGTCGGCGCTGTTCGGTAAGGGTGCCGCGGCGGGGCTGAACTCTACGATCCTGGCGGGGGTCGCCGGGCTGAACAAGGCTAAGGACGCGGTGGAGAAGAAGGACGCCGTAGACAAGGCTGCGACCGCGCAGGCGGCCACGATGAAAGGCCAGCTGCACCTGGTCGCGGCGACCGCGGAGGACCTCGGCGTGAAGATCGGGACTCTGTTGATCCCGGTGATCCAGAAGGCGATCACCGTCATCGGCAGCATCGTGACGTGGCTGACCCAGCACAAGACGGTCGCCATGGTCCTGGCCGGTGTCATCGGCGGCCTGCTGGTCGCCGCGACGGTGGCGTGGGCTGTGTCCCTGTTCACCGCGGGTGGGGCGCTGGCGTTCCTCATGTCCCCAATCACGTTGGTAGTGGTCGGGATCGGCCTGCTGGTCGCCGGGATCATCTACGCGTACAACCACTTCCAGACGTTCCACAACATCGTGAACGCCGTCTGGGAATGGCTCAAGGGCGCCGTCGTAGCCACCATCGGGTTCGTCAAAGACCACTGGCAGCTCATCGTGGGAGTCATCCTCGGCCCGGTCGCCCTGGTCGCCGTCGGCGTGGTCACCCACTGGACCCAGATCAAAGGGTTCATCTCCGCCGCGGTGGGCACCATCCGGGGTGTCCTCGGCTGGTTCGGGGGCCTACCGGGCCTGTTCTCCGGCTGGTTCAGCTCCGCGAAGGACGCCGCGTCCGGCGCCCTCGGGTCACTGGTCAGCTTCGTCGCCGGGCTCCCAGGGCGGATCCTGTCCGGCCTCGGGAACCTCGGCGGGCTCCTGGTCTCAGCCGGCGTGAACATTGTCAAAGGGTTGATCAGTGGCATCGGGTCCATGGCCACCGCACTCGTCCACGCCCTCGTCGGGCTGCTCCCCGGGCCGCTGAAGAAGTTCGCCAGCCTCCTCGGGCTAGCCTCCCCGTCAACCGTGTTCGCCGGGTTCGGGACGAACATCGTCCAAGGCCTGATCAACGGAATCGAAGGCAGCAAGGGCGCGCTCGGGGCGTCAGTCGCATCACTGGCAAACATGGCGGCATCCCCGAGTATCAGCCCTATTGGTGGCCCGGCGTTCGCCGGTGGTGCCTCGGGTGGCACCGGGTCACCCGCCACAGGTGGCAGCCCGTCAGGGACAGGCCCAACCTCACGCGGCGGCAACACCGGCCCCCTGCTGAACATCGAGAACTACCACGAAGCCCGCCAACCCATCCACCTCATCGCCGCCGACCTCGCATTCAACATGCGCACAGGCCGGGCAACATGAGCGGCCTCGTCACCGCCGACTGGCAGAACGAGCTCGACGGGCTCCTGCTCGGCGCAGGCACC